GGAACAAACCTCCCAACCAGACTATACGTCATAAAGTTCGAACCACCGTATCCCCTGCGAAGTTGGCTCTTCCGAAAAATCGGTTGCCAAACGTCGGAGACGAGATGCCCATCCCCGTAGCCGTCTGGGCCATAAAGGCGCAGCGACGTGGGTATGGCATTACGGATAATCTTGCATACGTCCTCCCTACCATTGCGGTAGAAAGCGTTGTGCATAGTAAACAAGGTTCGGGCACTAACTACGGTGCGGCAGTAGTAAGGCCTCACGTTGATGCCGTCATAGAAGTCGCTCCCGCAAGACTCCCGGAACTTCCCATGGATAAATGACTTTGAATGATTAACCTCAAAGCCACAAACCTCAAGAAGGTGGCAGATTTCACCAGCGGCCCAAACTGGGCAGACGATGTCATCACCATAAACCGAAAGAGTCGAGCACTGCGCATGCAGGCGATCATGAAAACTAATCGCCGACTTCGAGAGAGCCCAAAACAACAGGCTCTCAAGGGGAAATGTAAATCCGTTTCCCATCGAGCAAAACTTCTCAAGGAGTATTGTTTTTCCTTTAAAAGTCGTGCAACTGCACTTACAGCTGTTTAAAAGCTGAAACCAGTCGTCTGGCAAAAGATACTTAACAAGCCAATACGATATGGTATCACTAGCACTTCTTAGGTCGATGGTTGCTAATTGACCATCAATGGAGCCTTGCAGGGCCAGAAGCTGATTAGGCCTCTGGTTACGAAGGTCCACACCAAAACGCTTCAGACGTCGCATCATCCAATCTCCCACACCAGCCTGCACTAAAGTATTCAGTGTCGGCTGGGAGTCGATCGTTCGATCAGTCTTGGCGTTCTTAGGCACGAACTGCAATTTCCCAGTTACGGTCTCCACCTCAACGGCAGAATACCGCCCATCACCAAAATCGACATCCTCCGCATGGCAATCAAGCCAATGCGGTATTTGCCGAAATAACTCTGGCAATAGCCCAGAAGCATACAGGTCTAAGGAACACGATGGTGTCTCCCCCAATTTAAAACATGGGGAAGCTCGCTCTCTTTTTATTGAAGCGGTCGCACCAGGGCCAAATCTAAGGCGCAGGTCCCCAATTTTGGGGACATGACCGAGGACTCTCCGTATTAAAGAACGTGTGTCATGAAGTATGACCGTGACGTTCGGCTCGAAATTAAAGGAGCCATGGAAAGCTGCCCGGAAAATAGCATTACTGCGCGTACAAGATTTCTCAGATTCGAGGAACGACATGAGAGCTGCCGCCTTACGGTCCACACCTATATCCAGTGAATCATTTTTCTGGAAGAAAGCGAGAGCCTGGCGACAGTTAATTAACTGGGTTATATCCCATTCTCTATCGTAAGATAACTCGAAGTTGAGGAGGCCGATGTAGTCTTTCTCAAGAATCATTTTCATGATCTCGAGTCCGGTCTCGCCTCCGTCACTCGCAAAGATACACGCGAGTTTTGAAATTAGACGAAGGCTAGATTGAGAGTCCGAAGACTCGGTCCAACAGGTTGAAACCTGGAACATAAAGAACTCCTAAAATGGAGATTATGAGGATCGAATAGAGAATAATGAATACTAAAGTATCACGATTCTCGAGCGCCTTCTTCAGCATTTCGACCAAAGCATTCATGGCTAAGACGCCGTGATGTTCGAATCGATAAGTTCAGAAGCGGGGCCAGTGGTCGCAGCGGCAACAGTTGTTGAAATGTTGTTGCCCATATTGATCACAAGCTGGCGAGCAAGTCGGCGTTCTGCCGGCGTCGCACGCTCACTAAAGTAACCAACCAACGAAACAGTGTTGGTGTAGGCCACTTTCGGACTAGCGGTATAACCCGCAGCATTTTGACCGGAAATCGATTCCATCACTGGGACCGCGGCCGTTAGGCTCACCCTCCACACACCACTCTTAAGTTGTTTCTGAGTGGTCTTGATTTGGATCTGCGCGTACGTTGGTAACGCCGCGTTGATCTCACGCCACATGGCGGTGAACCCATCAGTTGAATCGATGAGCGCACCGGCAGGGGTAAACGTGTGTGTGACAGGGGTTGCAGCGCCATCAAAGGCGACAATGTTAGCTTGTGCTGACATCAAGTACTCCTTGAAAGAAAGTAGCAGCCGAGGAGATTTCCACGACCGAGAGGAACTGTCCCTGAGAAGAAACTCTCAGAAAGAACCTTTTATCGAACGGACACGGCCTGAAGAAGCACCATGACCCTCCAACATAGTCCAGAACAGTGCAGCAGCATTCAGAAGATGAGTGCTCGTTAAAGACCTTGCCCAACTTTTAAAGTTGGGAGCGAGAGAATACCAGTCGGCAGTTGTGCCGGCTTCTCGCTTCATGCTGGCGCCAGTGCTATTTGCACTCCCCGTCGTCCAATTCGGACTATGGGGGACGCCATCAACGTACAAGGGTTCGGATCTGCCCGAATAATACCGAAAGGAGGTCTTGGTAAGAGAACCACCAACAGAGCCGAAGAATGCGTACATTTCCAACGATTGTCCGATTGGGATAAACCAGTCCACAACGAACGAGAAAGGTATACGCTCCCAGACAACCGAGCTGAATCCTGCAGGCGTAAGCCCTAGGGACTGAGCGGTTGTAAGGGACTCCTTTAACCACAAACGATAGGTTACCTTATCGGTACATTTGACTATAGGGCCAGAACTAAGGCCGTTAGCATCAAGTGATACATCATACGGCTCACTCTTTGCAGAGCCCTTGTACTTGAACTCTCGCGAGCTCTTTCGAAGGACAACAAATGCATCGTAGGCGTCCAAAACATCGCTTATCAACGGCTTCCACCCATACTGGGCGGCCAGCCAAATCGAGGCGATGTCGCCACGTTTCATCTCGCGCGCGAGGCGGGCTCCACTGGAGCCCCCTTGAAATGCGAGATTAATACGACGTTCGAAGTCTTTGAAATTGCGACGCTTTAAAGCATCGTAAGCCAGAAGAGCATTCTTAACCGCATTAACCAACAACTCGGCAGTTTTCTCGACATCCGCGAAGGCGACCATGGCATTAAAGTCATGACCCTTCACTTGGGAGGCGAGCCTGCTAAGTGCTGTGAGGGACGTGTTACCACCGATTGTTGTATTGAGAATCTTAACCCGGTCGAAACTGGGCAGACCCCGTGCAACATAGGTAGTAGGCTCAAACAGAGATTGGCACTCCTTAAAACCCGTTGATATAGTACTCATCACGTAGTTCTGGGGAGTTTTGTGAGTAGGGTCGTTAGTCCCGCTCCATTCTTTATACCTTATCGGATTTGAACGCCTAGACCCATTTGGGTTCGAAGACGTATCCGACGAGAAAGAGCCAGTTGTCATATGTTTGAGTTCCTTTCTGAAGCGAGGCCCGATATG